GTAGTTCTTTCCTGCATATCGTTGATTTCGTTAATATTAAGGGTCTTAATCCAGTTATTAAGTGCCTTTTCAATGGTTTTTGCGGTTTCCAAATCTTCAGGATGTATCGGTGTTACCTTCGGACGTGGAATTGATGAATCAACCTGAGATTCAACAAGTTCGTAAGAGATGTTTCTGACGTTTATGGCAAGTTTTGTGGATGCTTTATTGGAATTAGGGTTACCCTTTACTTCCCGGTCACCACGATAATAGCCGTCACGTTCTTCCATAAGGTTAATATCATTGTCATACTTGCTTTTGGCATCTTCGTAACGTTGCTGCCACTTCATTAGTGTCTTGTTTTTTTCGGGATTAACAATTTTATCCGCCATTTTTCTCCACCATTTCATTAATTTGTTCCTCGTTTACTGCGTTCTGGAAGCAAGATACCTTTGAAGCAACGCATTATACGCTTCTTGCACATAATGTTGCTTCCTTGCTTCTCTTTCTGCATCACTTATGGCATTAGCACCGTTGTAAAATCCACCGATCTGCAAGCCTAAATCGTCATTTCGTCTGCCGTCTATAACCGCTTCCGCATAATCTTGCAATTCATTGGCGGTCAAGATGCTCTGAAGTTCACCGTTTTGTGCCTGAATAGGGGTAAAATTCCCTGCAATGTTTCCATAAGGGTCAGAAAACGTGCTTGTGTACGTTGTTGCGTAATTATTGCCGATGTCATAGCCGTATTTCGCCATTTCGTCCGCAGAAACCATTGGACGATTCGCTAAATCAACATTTCCACCAGACGAGTAATCGTTTAGTTTGTTTCGCATTATGTCAAGCACTTTGGAATATGCTTTGTCACGAAGTTCTCTCATAACTGTGGTTCTCCTAATTGCTTAACCATCAAGGCTTTTATCTCTTTTGATGCTTTTTTGTAGTCATCAATGTAGGATTGTCGCCATTTTTTCTTCTTTGCCACGGGTTTCTGCGGTAAAGAAGTCCACCAAACAGCAAAATACCGCATCGAATCGACATCGTGTGTCAGATCGTGCGGTGTTTTTGAGTAAACATTCGGTTTATTTTTGTCTTTTTGTATCTTTTGTAGGCACTTGATTGCGTTTGGGCAAGTGTCTTTAAGGAATGTAAGCCGTGGTCTGCCGTCATCACCGACTTTTAACCACTCTTTTAAGGCTACACACCCGTCAATCAAGTCATTTGATACTTTTATAAGGTCAATTCCGTTCTCCGAGAAGATATGTGCCACGGATTTACCCGTTTCCTGCCGTCTGTTCCATAAGTCTGGCGGTGCTAACCATCCGCTTATCACTTCATCACGGCTTATGCTTAACAAAGCCTGTGCAGCTTTGCTTACAACCAGATCAGGACAATCATATTCACGGTAAACTTGTGCGTTTCCAAACACGTCTATCGCTATCCAATGTGCGGAAAGCATATCAAGACCGTAGTCAATCGCTACATACCGTTTCAAAGTGCCTGTTAAGGGTTCTTCGACTTCGTGCGTATCACGTTTTACTTCTGGGAACATTGCACCACCCGGAACCATTAAGGCTTCTTCAATGGTCGCAGGGTATTCTTCGGTGATTAAGTCACCCAAAGCACGTTTTGTCTTTTCGTACCACTCATTATCTCGCCGTGGGTCTGCGTACCACGGTATGAATATCTTATTAAACCCGTTATCGGGGTCGGTAAATATCGTTTCAAATAGTGTTCCACGTTCGATGGTTGACAATCCGATGACTTTACCGCCGTTCGGACGGTTGATTGTCGGAAAACCACCTTGCCATATTTCTTCGGCAAATTGCTGAAAGGCCCATTCATCAAAGATAATCAGGTTTACAGTAAATGAACGTCCAGCACCGGGGGATGAAGCAAGTGCTTTAAACACAGATTCAGTATTATCAGGAAAACTGATAGTCAAGGTTAAGGCCGTCGCTTTGAATATCGCACCTTGCCATCCCTGCGGTTCAAAATCTTTTTCAGCTATTAGTTCCGGCATATATCGGAATATTACCGCCAAACGTCTGACAAGTTCTTTCGCTTCTTCTTCCGTCTTGGAAAGTCCGATTGCCGTAGCACCACGCTTTGTTAACAGTAAGTGTGCAGCAACGTGCAACACTAACCACGAAAATCCTAACTGTCGGGCCTTCAGAATGACATTCCATCTGTGTGCCACGATTGACCGCAAGGCTTCCCGTTGTTCAGGCCACATAGCAAAAGGCTGGATTAACTCGTCCGCATCCTTATCTTCAATGTGTCCGTATGTGTCAACAAAGTATTCTATGTTGTCACGGCAGTATTCTATTTCTTTCTCCCGTAAATAATTGATGTCCGACATACATTAAAAAAGAACCTATGCTTCCTACATAAGTCCTTTACCCCTTTTTATTATATATTGTTATATATCGTTATATATTTCCAAATCTATTTTTTATATAAATTTTCTGACGGGGGTGTGGGTGGTAGCTGGCGGTCGCCGTGTCCTGCCGGGGGGGGGATATAGGGGGGGGTGGCTATATATACACTATCGGGGAAAATATACACTATGGCTTTATATACTCTTACAAATCTTCTTGTAAAATCGCCATTCTTTTGAGCCGTAACCGTACCGCTTTTACATTCCACGTTGTAAAACCATACCCCAAAACCTGATCGAACGTGACCGCTTTTACATTCGTTTATGTAAAACGTTACCGTGTTTGGAACGGCTTTTACAATCCGCAATGTAAATTCACATAAACCGCATAAATCCGCCGTATTCCATCTATTCACGAAACACGCATTTTGCGAATAGATGACAGAAAACCTTGATTTTACGCCATTTCTTGCGGTTTTATATCCAGGTTTTCACGCAGCTTTTAAGGTTTTCCGTCCGTGGCGGACATTCTCGCCGTCAATTTGTCAATCAAGGCCCGGTCATTGTCGGTCATTATATCGGCCGTAATTTGCAATTCCGAAATGGTTTTCGGTGATTGACCGCTTGTATCCCGTACGAATTCCAAAAATTTAGCATTGCCGTCGGCGGATAATCTCATAGCACGAACCGACAACACGGTTTGCATATCGGTCATACCCTTTTCGTCAAACGTAATCAGGTCAACGTCATCGCCTAAAAACGTCTTTGCCTTTTCTTTGCTTACGTTGGTAGTCAATGCCGTATTGCAAACGTCTTTAAACGTTCTTGCCTTTTTTAAACATTCTTGTGTAGCCTTACCACCTTTTGTTGCTATTTCCTTAATTCGTTCCTTTTCGCTTTCGTCGGTACAATCCGCATACGATTTAAGCGGTTTAAGGTTTGCAAGGCTATTTTTTCGCTTTTCGTCATTCGGTGATAATCCCATTATTTTACAATCCTTTTTGTAAACAAAAACACGGCGACAGGACGAACCGTATCACCGTATTTTTTAAGCCATTTTTACACTATTAATTGTAAATCAAGTACGTTCCGCCGTCAATGTCACATTTTTGGTTGAACCGTCAACCACATTGTCACGTTTTTTACGTTCCTATATGTAAAAATCCGACCGTCAAGCCAGATCAAAACGGACGATTTACAAACCCACTTGTAAAAAATTTTTTGGCGTGGTTGACGCATTTTACACCACTTTTTGTAAAAACTTGAAAAAAGTGTTTGACATTCTATCCATATGGATATATATTTGAATTGTTCCAAACAACAAATACCCCATTTTCAAGGGAAAAACGAAAGGATGACAAAATGAGAAAAGACGCAGTTTACAACAGACCCGAAATCACAACAATTCAAGGCTATCACGGTGGCGATTTCAAGCAATTAACCGCTTACGTTTCCGACCGCAAATTAAAAATGGACGATGACTACACCGTTTCCGCCGACAACACGGACGCAATTCTTAAATTGTATAAGGTTGGCGAACATTTACCTTTAATCGGTATCGAATTAGAAAACCACGATGGCACGGAGAAATTCGACCCTTACCACAATCCACAAGACGCATTGATTTACACGAATTTGCTTAATTTGATATTCGAAAAAGCCGGATTTGACCCCGATTTTTTCAAGACCGAAAAGGATTGTACCGTATCCGCCGAATGTATCACACAAACGTTTTCATTTTCGTGGTTACGCAACCACTACGTTACATTTAAAGCAATGTGGGAATTATTCAGGGCTTTCGGGATTACAACAAATCACCCTTCCGTGGGAATGCACGTCAATCTTGATTTAGCGAATTTCGGAAAAGACCGTGAAACCCAGATCGACAACGTTCGTAAGTTAGGTTATTTCATCAACAAAAACTACGATTTGTGCAAAACCCTTTTCAACCGTGTTTATAGCACAATGTATTGCCCGAAAATGAATGATAGCAAGGAATATTGGAAAACAACCGAAACGTACCGTTTCCCGATTTCTCATTCGGGTTGTTGCATAAATATGGGTCATTTGGACGAAAGCAGGGTTGAAATAAGGCTTGTAGGCGGTCAAAAAGATTATGCGTGTTTCCGAAACACAATGGAAACAATCTACCACTTAATCAACGCAATTTGTAAGTTATCGTGGGACGATATAGACGATTTATTCAAGGTTTTCAAAGGTTGCAATAACTACGTTGACTCAAGGCTTGAACGTGCCGTAAACGAAAACCGCTTAAGCCGTGACGTTTATACAAAAATTCACGCAACAATGAAACCCGCAAAATTTACAGTATAACTTGTAAAAACGGCGGTGGCTTACACGGTCACCGCCACGAATTACAAAACGCAATGTAAAAACCACACGTCCAACTCAGGACGAACCACTTTTTTACGGAAAGGAATGTAAAACGATGAAAATTAGAATTAATTCAACCATTAACCCCACTTGTGAATGTTGTTACAAAATAGGCAAGGTTGCTATTTCGACCGATACCCACACGGAATTTTATTGTGCGGAATGTTACATTAAGAAATTCTTGCCGGACGTTACGTTGGTAATGTCAAACGTTGACGATGACCACGAATTGACCGTTGGCACGGCTTACGTTATCAAAAAAGCCGAAAC